AAAGAAGGATTGTCTGGTGACGGATTAGCTGATGCCACTGTGCGCGAAGCTAGGGCGATGGCTCGTGGAAATGTCACCGCTGACAAGTGGGTAAGGATCAACGCGTGGATCGCTAGGCACTTAGTAGACCTAGATGCTCCTGCTGCAAACCCTAACAATGAAAAGTATCCCAGTGCTGGTGTCGTTGCGCATCTGCTTTGGGGATCTGGTCCATCGAAAGCTAACGCGAGGCGCACTAAAGCATTCGCGGAGAGTGTCGTTGCTAGACTAGAAGAAGAAAATCGCAACCTAACTACAACCAAAGGTGAGTCTGTGTCTAAGGTCGAAGTCCGTAACACCCCAGCTAAGTTTGAAATGCGTGCCGAATCAGACGGCATGACATTTGAAGGTTACGCTGCTGTCTGGGATAGCCCATCTGAACCCCTACCGTTTACGGAGAGAATCAAGCAGGGTGCTTTTGAGAGATCTATCAAGCGAGCGCGTAATGACATCAAGCTATTGTGGAATCACGACAGTGGTTCGATCTTAGGATCGACTCGCGCTGGAACGCTCAAGCTGGTCGAAGACAACATTGGCTTGAAGGTAATCGCCAGCTTGCCACACACTACGGCAGGATTAGATGCTGCCGTTCTTCTCAAGCGTGGGGACATCGACTCAATGAGCTTCGGATTTTCTGTGCCTGCTGGCGGAGACAGCTGGAACGATGACGGATCAGAGCGAACCCTAAAGAGCGTCAGGCTTCACGAAGTGAGCATTGTGGCTTTCCCTGCGTATACGGGAACTGCTGGCAAGACTTTGGTTCGTGGCTTGGATAAAGTCGCGGAGCGTAACGCCATAGATGCTGATGCGCTCGCGGATGCCATGCTCAAGCTAGAAGAAGGTGACGAGCTATCAGATACAGATGCCAACTTGCTAAGGGCTGTCATTGATACGCTATCGCCAGTAGCGGATCTAAACGAAGCGGTGGCAGAAGAATCGCCATCTGGCGATAAAGAGATGTTGGATCTAGTCAAGACTAAACTAAAGCTAATGAATGGAATGATCTAATGAGCACTGAAAAAGAAATCAAGGAAGCGATCCTACGCGTAGCAGGCAACCCCGACTCTGGTGTCGTTGTCAAGTACGCCGATCGCTGGGCAGCAGAAATCGCTGGACTGAATAAAGAAGCAGAAATTGAGCCTCCTAAGAAGGAAAACACAAAAGCTTCTACTAACGAATCAGCAACCGAAGTAAGGGTAACCAAGCCTACCGATTTGCGGTAGCCAAGCCCAGCCCAATAAAAAGCCCACCAGTTTTATCTTTCGGCTGGTGGGCTTTTTATTACTTCTTTACCCAGATCTTTTCGATCAAGGCATCTCCGTTCTTAGAACTTTCCCAAGTGTCTTGGATCACGCCGTCAATAACTACACAGATATGCCTTCGTGTTTCTACTATTACCTTCTTGCGTTTCGGCAGATTATCTTGGCGAAATCTTAGCTTGTCTTTTTTAGGAACAACTACCCAGCCCAGTTGTTTTAGCATGGGTTCAAAGACCTTGTGGTTTACACCGCTCCTAGCGGTCTTTGGTCTGCCGATTTCTCCAACCCCTTGGGACATCTTCCGGTAAGTCGTTTTGTAATCTAGGTCATTGGCTATCACTAGCGCTCTAACAACACAATCGCCAACTTCGCCTTTATACCCAGCTGCTTTACGACCACCGTCATTGAATTGAAATTTCATTTTCAGTCCTTATCTATGTTTAGTTACTTAGCTTCTAGCAGATCCTTTATTGGATCTAACATTATCCTATTCCTACTTCTAACTAAAAGCAACTACTTCTAACTAATTTCAACTAATAAAATAAAAAAAGTTTTACTGATGTAGTGAAAAGAGTTGCTTTTAGTAAGAACTAGGTTATAGTAGTTACTAAGACAACGAAAGGCAAAAAATGACAAAGGCAAATCTAAACGAGATCCAGCTAAAAAACTACAAAGTTAGTGGCGCACTAGAAAGCAATCAAATCTTTACATTCAAAGTCCAAGCCGAAAATGACCGCGTAGCGCGATCAGCTATCTACCAGAGGTTTGAAGAAATAAACCAGATCCGCAGACCTCAAAACCTACCCTCGTACAAAGTTTACTCAATGATCGTAACAGAAATCGGGGTGAGCGCTTAGGCGCTCATTCTCACCACCTAAAGAAAGGACAAAACAAATGAACGAAATAACTTGGGTAACCCTAGAGGAAGCCAACGAAGCATTCAACGAATTACTAGATGAGATTTATCCCAAATGGGAGTTCGGGGATGTGACCTATTACCCATCTCAGATCCTTGAGGCTGTAGATCCTCAGCATTATGAGATCGCGCTAGATGAACACCTGACCTTTATGGCAGAAGAAATGAATCAGTTTGTCAAAGGCGTCACTGATCCCGAAGATTACAAGTAGGCTAACCCTCGAAAGGATAAGACAATGGACAATAACGAATACGAAGCGCTATCGAGAACTCATGGCGAGCTTAGGAAGTCACTACGATTTTTATGGCAAGTCAAAGAGTCCCACTTGAAAGAAATAGATGAATTGCTTTCGAAGAACTGGACTGCGAAAACCACAGACAATCTGCTCTATCACGGCAAGCAGATCTCACTAGCGTTCGAGGAAATGCAGGCTGTGGAAAAGAAGATAGATCACTTAGGATCTAGGTTACGCCAGATCCGCAACTAGACTTCACCTTCTCTGATACTGTTACAATAGTTTTATCTGGTGTGTGGTTAGCCCTACCAGTGTTTGCCTGAGTCAGCTCGGCAAGTAAACCAATAACTATTTATCGAGAGGTTCACAATGTCCTTTATTAAGGCACAGCAGGAGCTTCGCGCAAACTTGGTTTCGCAGATCCGTGAAGTAACTGATCTAGCAGACACCGAAGCGCGAGGACTTCTAGGCGAGGAGATCGCAAAGATCACCCGTATCGAGGAAGACATTCGTTCAGCTGATGAGGCTATCGCAGTCGCATCACGCAACGAGGAGAGAATGACAGCAGCACAGGAAACTGGCGCATCAGCACCAGTCACCGCTGAGTCACGCTCAACAGACGAAAGCGTATTGCGCTCAATCATGTCAGGCGATGTTCGTTCTGCCAAGTTCGAGCAGCGCACAACACTAGTACCATCCGACAACACAGTTCCAAAGTCGTTCTACGATGAGGTATTCTCTGTTGCTCGACTAGTTGGACCAATGCTAGATGTCGGACAGACAATCAACACATCAAGTGGAGAAAATCTGACCATCCCAACATTAACGGCGTATTCGACCGCAACCATCAAGGGTGCTGGCGCAGCTATCGATGAGAGCGAGCCAACATTCAGCTCGATCACTTTGGGAGCTTTCAAATACAGCTTCCTAGTACCTGTTGCAAGTGAGCTACTAAACGACGCTGGCTTCAACATCTCTAGCTTGATCGCAGAGCAGGCTGGTAACGCTATCGGCTTCGCAGTGAACAATGATCTAACTGTTGGAACTGGCACAGTCCAGCCACAGGGTATCGTTGGCGCAGCAGGCGCAGGTATTGTTGGTGGCACTGGTGTTACTGGTGCGTTTACCGCTGACAACTTGATCGATCTTGCTTACTCTCTAGATGGTGCAGCTCGCCGTCTTCCGGGAGTTGCTTACATGGCAAACGGCGCTTCGATTGGTCAGCTACGCAGGCTAAAAGACACCGCTGGAAACTACCTATACAATGTTGGCATTGGTCAGCCTGACAGCTTCGCTGGATTCTCTGTTGTTGAGAACCCTGCGATGGCAGACACGGCTGTTGATGCTCTCTCGGTAGTCTTCGGACACCTACCTTCCTACAAGGTTCGTATGGTAAACGGCATCGACGTTGCGCAGTCATCCGACTACGCGTTCAACCAAGATGTGACTACTTTCCGCGTAACTATGCGCACCGATGGTGGATTGACCCACGCTGGTCATGTAAAGACATTCGCAGGTGGCGCAAGCTAATCTAGCGAACTAGGGCGAGAGTCCGATGGCGGTTTACT